TCAATGAGAAGATGCTGGGGCGTCAGCCACGATTTGGATTGGAATGTCGTTGCTCTCGCGAATCCTGGATTGAAATAATCCGGCAAGGAGTGAGCAGTGATCGACCGTTTTTGACCAATAATACCACTGGCCTTGCCAGACCCCGGGCGGGATCGGGATGGTCAGGATGAAGCGCTGATCGCGCCCCACGTCGGTGAGGGTGGTGGTGGTGTTGAGCAGCGGATAGAATTGCTTGATCCGCGTCCCGTTATGGTCGACCCAAGTCCACAGCCAACGCGACGTGTCCGTTGGGCAATCACGGGTGCGGTCGAACTCGAAATATAGGTCGATATGGCCATTGCGGGTGGCAACGCCGTCGACCTCCTGCGCCTCATGGATCACGATAGGGGAGATGCGGTTGGTCCACACGATCAAGCCGAAGCCGAATAGGCCGCCGAGTGCCAGGCCAGCAAGGCCCGCGACGATATTGCGACGGCATATCGGGCTGCGTAGGTTGATCCTCATTGCGGATGCCTTGCGATAGTGAGGAGCCAGGTGACGGCGCTTATTAGCATCCCCACGACACCGCCAATGACGGCAGTAACGGCGGATTTGCTTGCCTCGGTTCGGCGAATTTCGTTGTTTTCACGTTGGCGGCGAATGAAGCGGAAATCGTCCCGTAGGTCGTTCACATCGCCCATCTCGGTAATGTCGATGCCGAGCAGGCGAAAAGTGTCGGTGATCGAGCGAAACGCCGCGCGTTCGGCGAGTTCCTGGGCCCGCAAGTCGGGTTTGGCGTCGTCTGGCATGGGCCACGGTCTTCCTGGTGTGCGGTCAGGCGACAGCGAACCATCCCTGCGAGTCGGCGCCGAGGCGTTTGATCCAAAGGGTTTGGCCGACGCCGCCGTCGAGATTGCGATAGTCCGAACCCGGCGGCGCTGTGACCACGCCAATGGGGCTTCCGTGGCCGATTGCGGCGATATAACCGCCTGGGTCGGCGTCGGTGCTGACCCGGAAGTGCCCGGTGGTGGATGGGCGAACGATGAGGTCGGCATCATGGAGGGTGCGCAGTAAAAGGCTGCCGTCGCCGGGCGGTGCGATGTAGTCGGCCAGCGGGACGTTGTCGGCCCGCCAAGCGCCGAAGACACCGGTGAAGGTGATCGTGGCGTTGGCCGGGACAGTGATGTCGCCAAGCGTCCAATTTTCCTGGAACGGGTTGGACCCGGCGCGGGCGAAGTGGACCGCGGTATTGCAGGCGAGGCGCACGCGCCGCCCCTCGATCACGGAAAGACCCACCGAGGCGGTGGCCGCTGCGCCCGTTCCGTCGCCCGAGATGGTGACAGCGACGGGGCTGCCTGGCGAACCGTAGCCAGAGCCGGGACTGACGATTGCAACCCCGATGAGCGCGCCATTGGCGATGTACGCGATAGCAGTGGCGCCTGTGCCGGTGCCGGATATTGCAACCGCGGCGTGGGTGTAGCCAGAGCCGCCGGCGGTCGGCTTGATGAACGTGATCTGCCCGGCGACGTTCAGTTGGTGCATCGTTTTGATGGATTGCACGCCGGAAGGTACGGCACTGAGCATGACTTCATCGGCGATGTCGGGCAGAAGAATGGTTTGCAGGCCGTTTACCGCGGTGGGATTGGCGAATAGGCGCTGGGTGTTGTTCCAGCGGTTACCCTCGATCAGGACGCTGTCGGTATTGGTGTAGAGGCACTGGCCGATGCTGGCATCGGAGGTTCCGAAGAAGTTGTTGCGGGCGACAAGAACGGATTGTGGTCCGTCGATCAGCCAGATGCCGCCGCCATTGCCGGAGGAAATGCCGATCGTGTTGTCGGTGATGGCCAGGTTGCTGCAGGCGAGGCCGAAATTATTGCCAGCGCCGTCGGTTTCGACGTTGTAGACCAGCATGCCCCAGCCATTGTCCTGGAGGACATTCGACCGCACCGTTACGGCCTGGCTACCGCCAGGATTGATGCCGCAGGCGGCTCCGGTGATGTGGTTACCGGCGATATCCAGGACGATGCTGCCGCCTGAATCGATCCCGAATTGGCTGTTGCCGGTGATCGTGTTGTCGGCGACGCGGGAGTAGGCGGCGTTGACCAGAATGCCAGCGCCACCATTTCCCGTATTGCCATTGGCCGTCAGCAGGTTCGACTGCACCAGTAGGGAACGCCCGGAGACGGCGATGCCGTAATAGATATTGTCGTGGCAGATATTATCGACCACGGCAGCGCCAATTGCGTCTGGATTGGCGTTGCCCCAGCTGGGGGGTTCGCGGTTGGTTGCGTTGAAGTTGCCAACGGCAATACCGCGTGCGTTGTTCCAGCAGGAATTGCCCGAGATGAGGGCAAGCCGAACCGCCTGGACGAAGGTGGCGTCGTTATAATCGACGTTAATGCCGTATGCGACGTTGTCGTGCACGCGGTTGTTCGTGATTCGCGCGCCGTCGACGGCCTGGACCCAGATTCCATGGGCAGCATTTGCCATCGCCTCACACGAGTCGATGACATGACCAGTCGTCGCAGGATCGGAGGCGAGAATGGTGAGGCCGTTGCCGAGGCTGGGACCACCCGCATTGGTGAAAACGCAGTTGTGAAACTCGGTGCGTAGACACGTGGGGGCAACGAGGACGGCCCAGTTTTCACCAGGTATGGCGGGGCTATTGGCGTCGAAGATGATGCCGTGGGCGCGAAAGCTCGGCCCCTGGATAGCGATCCAGGCACCGCCGGTGGCTTGGGCTTTGCGCCGGAGCCGGGTTTGGCCGGGTGCGCCAAGTAGTATCGCGGCAACCGGGATCGTCCATTGCCCGCTGACGGCGTAGGTGCGCGGGCCAAGCAGAATGGGCCGCAACGTAGCGACGGCAGCAGCGAGGGAAGCTGTGTCGTCGGTGACGCCGTCACCGATCGCGCCGAAGGATTCGGGTGAGACGGCTGCTGCGAAAAGGTCGGCAAGGCTGCGCGGGGTGGTTCCACCGGCTGGCGTTACAAGGGCGGATGATGCGTCAAGGCTTGCAAGGTTTAAAGCGGCAGCCGGCGTCATGGATAGGCTGCCGTTGGCGAGTGTGAGCCCGCCACCGATCGTGATTGGTTCCGGCAAGCCGGAGCCGCTGGACGTACGGCCCAGCAAATTTGCTGTTGGAAGCGTGATCTGCGACTGCGTGCCCGCGAGTAACTGAGCGCGAGTGACGCGCCGCAGAACGCCAGACTGGGAAGCAAGCAATTCGTCGGTGTCCGCAGCGGCCGGTGCTGGTGCGAGTTGGTCGACTGTCGGCATCAGGAGCCTGCCATGATCGGATTGCCGTTCTGATCAACCAGGCGCTCGCCAGTGTCGGTCACTATTGTACCGTCGTTGGCGGGCTGGGCTGCTAGAGTGGCCACGGGAAGATAGACGGAGCGCGCTATGGTGCGGCCTGCCTGGGTGCCGATCTTCAGCGTGACAGTATAGGTGACACCGGGTTGACCGCCGGCCAGCCATAACACGGCGCGGCTGCCATCGGCGGCGGCGGATGACAGCGCCAGGTCACCGGTTGCTGACGGGTTGATGGTGATGTCGAGGGTGGAAATTGCATCGCCGTCGTTGCCGATAAGCGCCGGTGCGATGTCGAACTGGTAGTCCAGCAGGTCGCTCGGGTCCTTCAGCGGCCAGGAGAGTAAGGCGGGCGCTTGGGCGGCCGTTCCGCGCGGGACCGGGACGAAAGCGTCCAGGGTAATGCTGCGCGCGGCGCTCGGCCGCCAGACATGGGTGGCAGTCGTGGTCATGGATGTTCCTTAGCAAGTCGAGACGCGGCGCGGATGACGGGGAGCTAGTAGCGAATTGCCACGAAGGATTGGGCCTGGGCCGCCACTGCAGAGACGGCGCCCGCGGGGGGGTAGGGGCAGTGGAAGGACTGGCCTGGCTGCAGTGGGATCGAGGTTGGCAAGCCCGCGGCGGCGGTCGTCGTCAGGTCGATGTAAAGGATGGCTGTGCCAGTGTTCACAAAGTCGCATCCCGTGGCGACGCTGCTGGCGGCAAATACCGTCACGGCGGTGTTCGGGGTGACGATCGCGGACGTAGATGGCGCGGCGAACGTGACCGGGCTGGGCTTTGCCACGGGACAAGGGCCTGCTGTGAAGGTGTTGTCGCTGCTGGGGCAGGTGATGACGACGGTGCCGGCCCTACCGTCCCGTGTCGCGTACGAACTGCTGACGGATTGCGCACTGGCGAATACCGGAACGATAAATAGCAGGATGGCGAAAATGCGGATCAAGACTAGAACTCCACGATGACGACGCCGGGTGCGCCGGGGCCGCCCGCGCCGCTGACGCTGTAAGCGGCGCCGCCGCCGGAGCCGGGGGCGAGCGCTATTTGTTCGGTGGCACTACCGGTGGATGCGGCGCGGCCGCCGCCACCGAAATAGGAGACGCCGCCATTGCCGGCGAACATGACCGTTCCTGCGTTCCCGTCGGAGCCATAGCCGCCGCGTAGGTTCAGAGAGCCACCGAAGCCCGCACCGGGAGCGCCGCCCGAGGCGAAGGATTGAGCGTTGCCGCCGCCAGAGCCGCCAGTGGCGGACATGGCGCTGCCGAAGTTGCTGGTGCCACCTGCTGTGGCTGCGGCGACGTTTCCCGCTGCTCCGCCGCCGGCGACCGTGATCGGAATGACCTGGCCCGGGGTGACTTGGACAATGCCCTCCGCATAGCCGCCGGCACCACCGCCGGCGCCACCTTGACCGGACGCGCCACCACCGCCGCCGCCGCAGAGCCGAACTCTGACAGACGTGCTGCCATTCGGGACGACGAAGTTGCCCGACGCGGTGAAGGTCGCCATGCGGGAGAAGCCGGGAGTGAGGCCGCTGAGCTTGAACGCAATGAAAGGTGCGCCGGGATAGGTCGCGATGCTGGAGGAGGTGATTTGGGTTTGGCCGTAATTGACCGTGACGACGTAGAGCCCGCTCCAACCTGCATCGACGGGCGGCGTCACCTGCGAGCCAGCGTTGGCCGGGGCGGACGGTTTGACCTGAAACTGCACGCGTTGGATGCGTTGGGTGTTTTCGGCGATCCCGCTGTTCCCGGGGCCGCTGAACGGAAGAGCGGGGTTGGCGGCATTGTAGTAGGGAAGGACGATTGCCGTTGTGTCGGTTTCGCTGAAGCTAGCCTGGATGAGGTAGTTGATGGACTGGCCCGACGTGGCTGGTGCGGTCAGGGTCAGGTTGGTCAGGTTGGTTGAAACTCCCATCCGCACGAGCGGCTCAACATTGTCGGCTGGTAGGGAGCCAAAGGCCGCCGCATCAATGGCACCGAACGACCCGATGCTGCCGGGGTTGAGCACGATGGTGAGGCTTGCGGGCGTCGTGGCGAAACACTCCAGCCCGTCGACGAAGGTCGATGCGCCGAGCGTCGCCTGGGTCAGGTAGCCGAGTGCAACCATGGTGTTGCGTTGAATGGACAAGAGGTCGGTGTCGAGCGGGATGCTTCCCGGGTAGACTATCTGGCGATCCACGTAGGGGTTTCCTCAGTTGGTGATCCGAAGCCACGCGGTGGATGCCGTTGGCATCACGGCGGTGACGGCGGCGGCAATGTCTGCGTCGGTGACCTGGCCGCTAATCTGCGCGAGGCTGGCGCGGGCGAGGGGGCCGCCGGTGGCATACCCCGCGATATTGGCGATGCCAACGCCCTGGGGACGCCGGGCGGTGACGAAGACCTGGAACGGCAATTCGAGGCTGCCCCAGGCCCCGGCCACTGCGTAACCCATCGAGGCTGTTGCATAGGCGCCGGTGTCGGTGATGCGCGATGGCTCGAAGATGATGGGAATATGTCCCGTGAGGTCCTGCAGAGTGGAGAGCAGCGCGAAGCGGGTGGCGTGTTCGCGCCTGAGTGCCTGTTGCAGACGGACGCGGAAGCTGTCGTCGGACTCACCGATACGGCGGGGAAGGCGGTCGGCGAAGAAGTCCGTGCTTGCGCCCTCGAGGAAAGACGTGGTGGCGGTTGCGATGCGGCTCTGTAGACGGACGTATGCGAGCAGGGCGTACAGCGCCGACCATGCGATGGCGAGTCCGGATAGGACGCTGTCCAGCACGGGGGTGTCGTCGGGGAACCACCGGGTTGGGAGAGCGGATTTGATGCGGGTAATGAAGTCGGGTGCGTCACCAGTCATGTCAGTTCACCGCAATCGTTCCAGGCTTTACAACGCCAGTGGCTGACGGAACGAGATCGTTACCGCCGTTGATGGTGAGGAGGGAGACGTTGCTTATCGAAGGGTCTGCGGCGTAGGCGAGAGCGGCGAGGCGGGAGGTGCGGAGTGGTACACCGATTGGCAGGGTCGAGATGTAGTTGGTGATGGCGTTGGATACGGCCAACTGGGCAGCGGCATGGTTCACCGTTGGCGTCGTGATGGTGATGGAAACATTGGCGGCGATTGGCTGGGGCGGCTGGATGGCGAATTGTGTGCCGACGGGGCGCACTGCGTCGATCGCGGCGGCGACTAGTGCAATCAACGTCGACGGTGGCGAGCCAGATCCGTCATCAATGGTTACGGTAAAGAAACCCGGGCGGGTGGCGCCGGACGGATCGGTGTTTTCAGCCAGGACGAAGCCGATGCCCTGTTGCAGTGATTGGATTGCAAAGGCGATGGCGCGCGGAGTTGCACGCGAGCGGCTATCGATGAAGTTGCCAAAGCGGACGCGTAGGGCGGCGTCGGGCTCGGCATCAAGACCGCCGGCAGCCGCGGCGGGGTTGGTGACAGCGTCGATACCCGGCATGGCAGAGGCGAGGAGGGAAATTGCACCCGCCTGGACGTTGCCGATGACGCCGGATGTTGTAGCGGCGGCCGAGATGGCGATGGCGGTGACGGATGGGACGACGGCGTAGCTGTTCGTCGTGGCGGAGAAGTCGGGGTTGGCCGGGTCGGCCAGGACGGTGAAGGTGACGGTATTGTCGCCGGTTTTAACCTGTGCGCCGACGGGGATGGTTGCGGGGAAGCCCGGCGTGATTCGAGAGAAGACGAGCGTCGTGGCTGCGGCCTGGCCGGGTAGGCGAGCAAGGCCGAAATCGGCAACCCAGGTGTCGAGATCGGCGCCATTGGAAGTTGCCGCGCGGGTTGCGGCCAACACCTGCACGATGAGCCATTGCAGCCATAGAGCAAGCGAGGCATTCGCCTCCAGAATCGCGCGGAGAACACTGCCGGTGGTGAGGTCGACGAGCACGCGTGCGCTGCCCTGGACGCCAGCGGCCATATTGCGCACCAGCGTTGTAAAGTCCTGAAGTTCAAGCTGCATGTTTGACCTATGCGCAAGCGGTTGGCGTCAGGTGACGAAGGCGATCGTCTGAGTGCCGCCGGTGGTTGCGTCGGCGTAGCGAATGTGGACATAGATCGCGCCGGCCGGGTCCGGCACCAGGTCGATGATCGGTTCGGGGGTTTGTGCGACGGCGGCCTCTTTGAAGATCTGCCCGCGAATGGCGGCACGAATGGCGGCGGCGGCGCCGGGTTGGCCGACGAATGAGGCGAGACCTGCGCCGTAATCCAGTGCCCATAGGTATTCGCCGGTGCTCGTGAGCAGGCGGCGCAGGACGCGCTGTTGCGTGACAGAAGGGATGTCGGCGGTGGCGAGGTCGCCGGTGGGAGACCAGGCTAGATCATTGCCCCAGAGTTGAGATAGGTCGGGCATGGGTACTTCCTAAGTCGCGATCAATCAATCCGGCATGCTGGTGGTGGAAGGGATTGGCGGATGAAGGTGCGCGTTATAGTGGGCGCGCAGGGCGCTGAGTGCGCCGTGGCTGTCATAGACGTCACCCGCGGCACGAACGTCGCCGGTGACCTGGACGGTGCCGGTGACGTAGACGTCCGCCTTGATCTGCACGGTTCCGTCATTCTGCAGTTTGAGGAAGCTGCCGGATTTATGGACTAGCCAGAATTCACCGCAGGGGGCTGCAGGTGGGGTGGTTTTGGCCGACCAACTGGCGCCGAGGATGAGACCGTGTTCGGCATCGCCCTCTTGCGGGAAAACGAGCACCTGGTCGCCGGGTGAGGGCGGGCAGACTAGGCCCCAGCCATTACCGACCCAGGGTGTGAGCAAGGGGAGCCAGCCGGTGAGCACGCCCTCCGGCTGGAGGGTGACGCGGGCGGTGGCGGTGGTGGGGTCGACGGAGGTGACGGTGCCGAAGCGTGGTACACCGGCTGCCTGGTCCTGATTGGCGCCCTGGGCTTTCAGCGCGTTGAGCAAACGATCCAAACCCTGGCTCCTATGACGTGTCGATCGAGGCGTTGGAGGGAATGTTCTTAAGGTGCAGCCGCTCGGTAAAGCCGTGTGCAGCGCTGAAATGCCGGTCGAGTTCGGCGACGTAGTAGATCTGGTCGAAATCGGTGCCGGTGCCGGTGAGTAAGATTTGACTACGGGGCGTCAGCGATAGTTCGCCGGGGAGTTCGGCATGTACGTTGCGCTCGTGCGCCGAGAGATCGGTGAGGATGCGTTTTGCTAGCTGGGCTGCGTCATCTGGGGCGAGATTGGGTCGGACGACGACGATGCGCTGGACCGGACCGCTGCGCTTGCCTCTGGCGGCGCTGCGGGCGGTTTGGGTGAAGGCATTTTGCTGGCGGCTGTTCCAGGACTTGACCGTGACCTCGATATCGCGGGCGAGGGTGAGGGCGTGTTCGAGCTGGAGGCTGATGCAGAGATCGGGGGAGAGGGTGAGCACCGCCGGCGTGTCAGGGGGCGGGGCGAAGGTTAGGGTTTGGCCGGTGACAAATACCTCGAAGCCTTCGCGGGCAGCGAGGAAGGTGAGGAGATCCCATTCCGTTGTGGCGCGCGAGAACTGGCCGAGTGTGATGCGGTCGTGCTCCGTGGCGTAGTAGCGGCCAGCGAGTGTGGAGGTGGCGGTAATATCGGGGGTGAGGCTATGGCGGCCGGCGAGGGTGGTGGCGATCTCGCTGGCGGTTTGGTTGCTGAAGGTTTCTTGAGTCCGGGCGTCTAGCAGGCGAGCGGTGAGGTCGCGGCCCTCGACGTCGACGATGCCGTTCAGGACGTCGCAAGTGATTGTATCGGTCTCGCCCTGGAGCAAGCTTGTGGGAGCGCCGCCGAGGGTTGATTGGATTTCGATGACGGCGCCGGGTTGGAAAAGGGTTTCCGCATCGGTGGGGGAGAGTGCAAAGCGGAGACGAAAGCGTGCTGCGGCGAAGTGAGCGTTGTCGAAGATGTCGCCGTCGATGAGGTTCGGCAGTTCGGCCCCGTCCGAAAGGGCGGTGATGCTGGGGGTGCGAAGACTATTGTCGGGCAATGCCGCCCCCGGCGGTGGGATCCGGATTGGGAAGCCTGAGCACTGTGAGCCCGGTCAGGACCGGGTCGGACAGCGCGTTCAACTCCGCAATGCGGATCCATTGTGTGGCGTCACCAAGCTGTTCGGCGGCGATGCGGAAAAGATTTCCACCTGCGACGGTAAGGTTCCCCATCAGGTGCTGGCGGTAGACAGATTGCGGGCCGCGCGAGCGGTGTAGGCCCGCGCGTTGCTGAGCTGTGCAAGCAGGCCCGCCGAGGCGGTGGCGGAGGGTAGGTCTGACGATTGCAGGCCCGGTTCAGCGGCGGCGAGTTGGCCGTCGATTCCAGTGAGCGTGGTAGCGAGCGTGGTTTGAGCAGCGGCATAGGCCGCGGTGCCTGCGGTGGTGGCGCCCGGCGTACCGATAGCGACAGAGGCGGCGGTGGCGAAGGAGCCGGCGGCTAGCAGGTCGGCGCTGATGGCGGGTGTGAGTTGGATGGCCGAGGTGACGAGCGCGGCCGCTTCGTCCCGTAGGACGGTGCAGGAAAGGCGATAGGGAATCCACCAGGGACTGCGATAGTCCGCCTCCAGCGTCTCAATGATGACTGTGTAGAAGAAGGCGTCCCAAGAAAGTGGGAGGGCGGCCCCGGCGACGCGGAGGGTGTCGAGCAGGCGGGCGCGATCGGCGGCGTCGGGGCCGGTAAAGATGCCAGAAAAGGCAATATCCGCCGGGTCGGGACCGAGGGCGTCGATGATGCGTAGGCCGCCGGGTAAGCGGTGGATGGCCAAGCGTTGGTGGCCGCCAAGGGTGATGGAACTGGGAAGCTCGAATCCGGCGAAAGCGACTGGGCCGAGGGTCAGACTAAAATCGGACATTCAGAAGCCTTGTGCTTGGCCGGACCATAGGGGGGTCTGGCGGGGGTCGGGACCGGTTGGGCCGGCGGCGGGGCGGGAGGCCTGGCGGGCGAGGCTGCTGGTCATCCACCGCCCGACGCGGGCGCCGTCGAGGACGATGTCGCCCTGCAGGGTGATGGGGGCGGCCTGCTGCGGCGGTGGGGCAAAGGACGCGGCGGCCGGCTGCTGGGGAGATGCGGCCGGGCGCGCGGAGGGCGGTTGGTAGGTCGGCGCGCCGGGTGGCGGAGATTGCGGGGCGGTGAAAGAAGGGGGGCTGCCAATGTTGGTGATCGACGGCGCAGTAAGGACGGCCCGCTGACGCATTGGCACTGGTTGGATCTGTGATGACGCGGGTGGTGCCGCCCGGGCCGCAATTGGCTTGGTGGCAGGTTGCTGAGGCCTCGAAGGTGGCGATGCCTGCGCGGGGAGCGCTTGGGTGAACGCCGCGGATCTGATCGTGGTGGCCGTTCTGGTGACCGAAGCGGCAGCGCGGGCCGGGATGGTGGGGCTGGAGGACAGTGCTGCGGCTTGCGGCGGTGCGGCGTCTCTCGTGTTGGTTGGTGCAGCGGCGGATTGCGAGAGGATGGGAGCGGTATCGCGGGCTACGGCCACCGATCCGGCGGCTGAAGGGGCTGCAACCGCTGCGCCTGGGCGACTTTGCTGAGGCGGTTGGAGGGAACCGGACGGCCGCTGTGAAGGTGTTTGCAGCGCCGCCTGCGCTCGCGGCGGGAGTGGTTGGCTGGGTGCCTTGGCAAGCGGTGCCGAAGGCGAAACTGGTGCAGGCGTTGCAATCGGCTGTGTCGGGATTACGGCCGGTGCGATGAATGATGTTGAAGTCGTCGCAGCGGGTGGCGTCGGCCGGGCGGGTAGTTCAGCGGCATCGGTGGCGGGGGGTGCCGACTGGGTGGCCGGTCCGGCGATGGCGGGTAGTGGCGGCCGGGTGATGCCGGTTGCGGCGGATTGGGTCCGGAGTTGGGCCAGGTGCTGGGATGTTGCGGCGATTGCGCGGTCCAGCGCCGATAGGTCGCGGCGGATGAGGGCGATGCCGTCGCTGACGCCATCCTGGAGGGCAAGGGAGATGCCGATCTCGTAGGCTTCTAGCATGGGCGGTGCCTCTGAGTTAGGTCTGGCCTATTTCAGGCGATGTATCAGCAGGTCTACGAGGACCCGGCCGATCTCGCGCGCAATCGGCTCTGCCAGGGCGGTGGCGGCGGGGGCGAGGAATGGGCGGGGTGGGATGGTGGCGGTGCCGAGTTCCTGTGGCGCGGCCGCCGGATCGTTGGAGCCGATTTGCGCGGCAAGGCCGTCGGTGCTGGCGGCGATGCTGGCCTGGAGTTGCCCAGATTGACGCCAGGGACGGTCGTGCGGACCGCCGGGTGGAGTGGCGAGGTTGGCGCGCACGGCCTCGGCCAGACGGTTGGACTGGGCAGCGAGGACCGTGGCCAGGGTGTCCGTAATCGGAAGATCCGATAGGGCTGCAGCGGCTTGGGCGGGAGTCATCGGAACATCACTCCGACCATGTGTGGGTTGCCCAGTCGAAAGCGCGGCCGGTGTCGAGGCGACCGAGGACGACGACCCAGGCGAGGCGATCTTCGCGGCTCAGGGAAAACGCAACGTCGAAGGGCACCCCGTTGCGGACCAGGTATAGGCTGTCCACAAGATCGGGGTGCTCGCTCAGTTTCCCGCGGTGGCGACGGCCAGGCCTTCGGTGTCCGTGGGGTCGAGGCAAGCGGCGATCGCGTTTATGCCGTCATCGCCGAGGCGATCGACGGCGGCATCGATCTGGGGTTCGCTGGTTGGGCGCGGCATTGGGACGCCGTCGATGGCGATGACGGTGAAGGCGAGCATGGCTAGGCCGAGATAGCGGTCGTTGCCGGAGAGGATTGGGCCGGCCGCCTTGAACAGGTGCAGGCGGTCCAGGGTGGTGGGGCGACGGATTGTGAGTGTGCGACCCACCGCGTCGGTGATGGTGCGGATGTCTTGGGCGGCGGCGACGTAGGATTGTGTAGGGGTTTGCATCGTTGGCTCCCGGATCGACTTTCTCGAATGAGGAAGGCGGGGCTTGGGTTAGACCCGGCGGCGGCGAGTGGCGAAGAATTCCAATTTCTGCTTCACGGCAGCGTCACCGCGCCAGGCGCCGGCGGCTGATAGTTTGAAGACGGCGCCATCGTATTGATAGGTGCTGGTGCTACTGTCGGCTTCGCTCACATACTGGTACAAGGTGCTGGCGGTGAGCTGGCCATTGGTGAAATAGGCCTGCTCGGTGGTGGCGATGAAGTCATCGGCGACACTGTTGCCGCGCTCGAGTTCGAAGCTGCCCTCCCAGCCTTTCGGCAGTTCGGCGGCGAGTTGCGTGCCGTCCAGCCGGTCGATGCGGATGGGCTGGGTCATCTGGCGGCTGTCGAAGCCGGTGACGTGAGTGAGGTCGACACGACCCTGAGGGCCGATGACGACGAGTTGGCAGTCGCGGCCGAGAGTAAAGGCGTTGGTGGGCACTGAGGCTGCTCCTTAGCTGCTGATCTGCCCGGACGGCAGGGTCTGGCGGGTGACCTGGACGGTCTGGCCGCCCTCCATGTTGACGATGAACTTCTCGTTGATCGCCTGGTATTGGATCTGGGCGTCGGACTGGACGTAGCCGAGGCTGGTGCGGCTGTTGGGGTTATTGGAAGTGTCGCAGACGACGCCGAAGGGGAGGGATCCGTCGGTGCTGCCGAGGATACCCTGGGAGAGTAGGTTCTGCAGGAAGGAAAGCTGGGTGGCTCGGATGCGGCGGAACAGGGTGGCGTTGATGACCTGGCCGACGAATTGGCCCATGCCGGCGGCAAGCGTGCTGGCGATGTAGTTGGTCATGCGCGTGTAGTTGTCGCCGTTCGTTGCAGCGTTGGAGCTGGAGTTGTGGCCACCGCGCACGCCCCAAAATGTGCCTGCAGGTTGCGGGTTGGCGATGACGTCGATGCCGTTACCCAACAATTGCGCAAGTTCGGCACTGCTGTAGCTGGTGGTTTGGCCGGAGCCGGGCGTGCCGGATTTCTGGCTGCCGATGACGCCGTAAAGCTGCTTGTTGAGGCTGGATTGCTCCGGCGAGAGGTTCGCGAGCCGGCCGGCGGTGAAGCCCTGCGGGGATACGAGGCGGATCGAGGCGTTGGTCTGGTCATTCCAGTAGAGCCAATCACCGAACATCAGCTTGACGCCGTAGCTGTCGAGCCCGGCGGCCTGTTTCGCACTGATGGCGGTGGCCAGCGTGTCTCCGGACGGGCCGGTGGCGATCATGTAGACGCCTTCGGACAGGGCAAAGTCCGCCTGGACCGAGAATTGGCCCGCATCATCCGCATCCGCCAGCAGGCCGATGCTGCAGCCCTGGCCGCGCAGGGCGTAGAGGCCGCGGCGCGGCAGGGTGTCGACGCCGACCAGTGTCGCGGCATTGATGCTGGTGGCGCCGTCGGTGCCGCCGAGCAGGGCTTGGTTGGAGAGAGCTTGTGGAGCGGTGCTGGTGGCGGAGCCGAGTGAGGCGACAACAAGCTGGCTGGGACCGCGCAGAGCCGAGGCGCCGTTGTTGATTGCGTTGGCCAGGTTGGTCCAGAACACTGCCGGGCTGGGTGCGGCTATGTTGTCGAACTGTTCGGGCGTAAGACCTGGGATAGCGAGGGTGAGGCGCCAGGTGCCGGCTTGCGAACCGCTGGTGATGTTGACGGCGATGCTGTTGCCGAGGCTGCCGGTGTAGCGCGCCACGAGTTCGAGGGGGTATGACCCGCCAGCATAGAAGATGGCGTATGTCGCGGCCATGTCCGTCCCGTCGGTGACGCGGACGCAGCGGAAGTTGCTGGCGCCTTGCTGCACGGCGGTGGCGACCTGGGTGCCCATGTCATATTTGCGGGCGAGAACCGGGCCGAAGGTACGGGCGTAGTCGGCCATGGAGGCCAGGGTGACCGGCTGATTGACGGGACCCCAGGACGCGGTGCCGACGACGCCGAGAACGTTGGTCGGCACGCCATTGAGGACGAGGTTCTGCGGCGGGACGATCTGGACGTAAAGGTCCGGCACGACAAGTGCGGTGGTGTTGATCGAGCCCTGTTGGACAATCGGCATGCTCAGTGCTCCGTCGTCGGGGTGGGCTGGGGAATGGCCACGACGCAGCCGGCGTGTTCGGAGGCGAGCATGGCGGTGACGTCGGAAGGCGTGGTGATGCGGTCGCCGATCGCGTGCGGACCAAAGGCGCGCACGACGACAAGGATTATATCCATGGAAGCTCCGTTCAGGCGGTGATGACTGACGCGCCGAGGCCCAGGGTGCCGAAGAGCATCGATGGCTGGGTGGCGACCTGCGTCGTTGGGAACTCGACGGTGTAAAGAAGGTCGCGGCGATAGAGGGCGGCGTCCTGGCGTTGATCGAATGTGGTGGTGGAGACGTAGCGTAGCCGGGCGGCCGAACCGTCGGGGAGAGTCAGGAACGGCGTGGCGGCGAACGTGATGTCCAGGGTGTTGCAGGTGGCGTCGCGCAGGTCTGGCGTGGGGCACCAGGCGGTAACCCGAAACTCCTGCTGTTGGCGGCGGAGTTCCAGGTTGGCAGAGGCGTCGGCGGCGGTGCGGGCGACGAGGCTGGTGGCGTTCGGAATGGTCACTGTGGTGCCGGCGGCGGTGGCGGGGCGGATCGGGTTGATGGCGGCTGCTAGGATGGCGGCGACGAGCGCCGGGTTGTCGGCGTCTATCGTGCGATGGACGTAGGACTTGCCTTCAACGAGTATGCCTGCGAGTTGCCCGGCATCAGCAGACCCAGCGAAGGTGACGGTGTTACCAGTGACGGACACGGTGAGCGTCGGGGTTACGGGATCGGGCATCCAGTCGAGCGTGTAGCGGGTGGTGAGGCGGGTGGCGCCGGGGACGGGGAATACGGTGATGTTGACGTTGCCCGCAGCCAGGTCTGCATCTAGGGCGGTGGCATTGGGCCAGCCGCGATAGAGGCGGATGGTGCTGGCGATAGCCGGATCAGCCGCAGTGCCGTTGGGGTACAGGGCGGCGGCGGCCAATTCGGTAAGGGCCGTTTCGGCGTCGGATTGCGTGGGCATTAGGTCGACGCCTGTTTGGCGAGCAGACGCCAGCCGAGAAATGTGCGTTCTACAGAACCGATGACGTAGGCGCTGCCCTGGTCGTCGCTAATGAGATCGGCGGGACGCAGGCCGACGGGGATGGTGGGCAGCAGGATGGTCCAATTGGGCGTTGTGGCGTCGCCGGGTAGGTCGCCGGGGGAGCCGGTACCCGCGAACAGGATCGAGGCAGGCCAAGCGCTGAGGATAGTGGTCGCCGTCGCCGTGGTAAGACCGCCATAAGCATTGACGCCGGCGGCGCCCGGGCTGGCAGCCCGAGTGATCGTGACGATGCGGTTGGTTAGGATGCAGAACGCTGGAAGCAGCGGTTGCTGGGCGGAGATGAAGAAGGTGCCGATCTCGCCGACCAGGTAGTCGCCGGGTCGTGTGTAGGCGGTGTCGAAAATGCCACCCCAACCCGCATGGCCGTAGCCGACCGGGTGCCGGAGGGAGAGGTTTTCGTCGGCGAAGGCAGCTGGCAGGCGCAGGTAGCGGTGTTCGGGGGCAAGCGGATTGTGAGCGGTCCGGGGACGGAAGGCGTCGTATGGTGGTCCGACGTGGCGCGCGGCGGTGCCGAGGCCGCGGGCTATGCGGTCCTGTATTTGCCGGTAGTGCATGATGCCGGGCTAGACGATGAGGGTGACGGTGGATCGGTTCTGCAGCGCCGGACCAGGCGGTAGACCCAGGAAGCCGCAGAGGCGGCGGCCCCAGTCGAATTCCAGGTTCTGCCGATCGGCGAGTTCGTTGGGATTACGGGTCCAGACGGCGGCAGCGGCAGTGTCCAAATTTTCGGCGGCGGACGGAATGGCGCGTTCAAAGCCACGCAGCGTCGCGAGGTGGGTGCGCAGGACGGTTTCCTCTGCAGCCGACAGGTTGTTGAGGCGGTATTCGAGGGTGCCGTAGGCTTGGAAGAAGCGGTAGCCGGTGTTGCCGCTGGGGGCCGCACCGTAGGCAGGATAGCCGCAGAAGCGTCGGGCATCGGTCTTTTCGGCGTCGGTGAGCATGGATACGGTCCCTGCGGCGCGAATGTTGGGCCTAGCCTACGTGCTCGATCATGACGGCGCGCTTGAACGAGGCGTTGGTCGCGGTGGGGATGATGGTTGGATTGGTTGTGGTGTCGCTGGGAGCGCAGAAGCCGCCGATCCAGTACCAGGACTGGGCGATGATCTGCTGCAGACGGTCTATCGGCTCGCGAGTGACCATGGCGATGCCGTCGACCATGGTGACGATGCTGTCCTTGGGGGCGACGTCGTCTGCCGCCATGCCGGCGAAATCACCCTCGATAAGGGCTCCCTTGCCGCAGATGATCGGGCGGCGGACGACGGCGCCGGCGATGGTCGGGTGGGCTTGGACGTAGGCTTCGGTCGTGGGGATGAAGCGGAGGCCGAGGAAGTCGTTGACCATGCCCTGTTTGAAGACCTGGTTGGCCGAGGTGGCGCCGGTAAAGAGGCGCTGGAAGTCCTGGTCGGCAAAAAGCTGGCGGGCGCTGACCGGATCGAGATAGCAGTTGTATACGCCGTCGATTTCCGGCACGGCGTTCATGCGGAGCTTTGCCACGGCGTCCAGCAGGTTGGCCATGCCGAGCGTGTCAGTGGCGATGAGACCAGCGGTGGTGGTGCGCGTATTTGGCCGCAGCACGACCGAGGCGTTGGCGGCCTGGACGGCGTTGCCGACGGTGCCGTCGCTGATGCTGACGGAACTGCTGAAGGTGAGGCTGCCGGATAGGCCGCCCGGTGCGGTGGAGACGTTCGTGCCGTCCGCCGTGGCGCCGGTGAGGGTGTAGGCGTTGGCGCCGACGGTTACAGTCAGGGTGGCTGCGCCGGAGACGGGAGTTTGGATGCCGTTGACGAAAACCATCTGGAAGCCGCGGATGTCGTCCACGGCGATGACCGGGCCGGCGGAGCCAAGGGTTGTCCGCAGCCGCGTGTTGCCGCCGAAATACGGAGCGAAGAGGGCGTTACGGGCCAACTCGTCGAGCGACCGGGCTGCCTGCTGGCCGTTCGAGTAGGCGTTCAGCAGGAATTGTCCTTCGATCCCGACGCGAGATGTGACCATGTTGAGGTCGGTAGTGGACGCGTAGTGGTTGATCGTGATCGTGTATTGCTCGACACCCCAGGAGGTCGGGGTGAGGCCGTTGTCGAGGTTGGTATTGGTTGAGGCTGCGAGCGGGGTGGTGACGGAGGGTTTAAGACCGGCGCGGGTCTTGGTAAGGGTCTCGCCGATGCCAACCGCAAAGGCTTCGCGATCCGCGATGGCGCGATAGCCCAGGCGGGAAGTGAGGGCGTGTTCGAACTCGCGCTCGAGAAAGCCCTGCTGGATGATGGGCTGGAGCGAGAGGGGGAAGTTCTGGATGCCCATGTGGGTCCCTTGAATATGGAGGTCTGGGTATGGCGCAGCCGCGGATGAACGTTGCGCTCGGCGATGGAAGTGCGGTGCTGTCTTTGCTGCCCGGGAGCGGGGCGGAAGGGTCGGTGACGCTCACGCCGGGTCAGTTGCTGGAGTTGATTGGGGCGCTGGGCGCTGCACGGGCCAGGCTGGTGGGGGATTTGCCGCCAGATGCCAAGGAGCGCGGGCTGGAGGCCACCGGGGTGCAGGCGGTCGTTGCACCGGCCTGGATCGTCCGGCCGGAGGCGCTCACTGAAGGCTCGATGTTGGCGTTCGCGCATCCAGCGTTTGGCACGGTGGGGTTCGTGCTGGCGGCAGCCGAGGTGCGGAAAATGGTTTCGGCGCTGACCAGCCATCTTGGGATGGTGCATTCCGGCGAGGTCGGCGAGGCGCGGAACTAGCGAGCCGGGATCAGCGCCCGCGCAAAAGCCGCTCCCGTGCGGTCTGCCATTCGCGGAACGTCATGTCCCGGGCCATGCGGGGCTTGGGCGGTTCTGGCGCCGGAGGCGGCGTGGGGTGACTGGTGTTGGGCTTGGTGAACAACCAGGGCTTGTCCAGCTTGAGCTTGGCCAAAGCCGCTGGGGCGGCAATGAGGTCGCCGGACGCGTCCAGGACGAGACCGCTGGTGTCCAGCAGTTTCAGACAATCCACATCGATGATGCCGGCGCGGATGGCGTGGCTTTTCAGCTCAGCCTGGATCAACCGATGGTTGGCCTCGGCCAACTGGGCGCGCAGAGTCTCAACGGGATCGACGGGGTTGGCAGGCTCTACTGGTTCGTCGGTCATTCTTTGTCCCGATTGGGGTGCTTGGGGTCGCTTGGCGGGGTCGATTCCGCTATCCGGTTCAGCTCGGCCGGGATGTCCTCGACGTCGTAGGCATCGGCGAGCGACTTGACCGCGGTCTGCTTGCTCATCAGCCCCGCGGCGGTAAGGGTGGCGAGGGTTTGCGCGTCGTTTTGCCGGTCGACCGAGGAGGACGGGTACCAGTGCGGCCAGATGAGGCTGAGTGGGGCGTGCTCGTCGAGCTTGGCTAGGGCGGCGTCGCCGAGGCGGAGTTGGTATTTGGCGCCGGCGCGAAGAACCATGCGCGCCAGGGTGAGGATGGCACCCTCGCCGTAGGAGATGCGCAAGTTGTCGGCGAGCCAGAGTAGGCCCTGGTTCATAAGCTCCAGAGCGCGGCCGGAGGTGGCGGCGGAGAGGCGGGAGGCGTCGGCACGGTTGCCGTGAACGCTTTCAAGCGCGAATTCCCGCAAGGTGCGGACGTATTCGATCACGGCTGCCGACGCGGTGCCGCCAATTTCCAGCAATTTTGCGTCGCCGTGTTCGGAGACGACCAGCGCGTTGCCGGCGCCGCGAATCATTTCCCCGTCCAGGCCGGCGGGTTCCTTGATAAGCAGGGTTGGGTCGGAGCTGTATTTCAAGCCACGTCCGGCCTGGGAGAGTTGATAGTCGATCTCGATCGAGGTCTCGATGGCGGCGCGAAAGGTGCAGGCGCCGTCCGCCGGGTCATTGGTCCAGGAGGCACCGGGGAGATTGCGCACCCAGGCAAGGGGCACAAAATCGAGGCCATGGGTGATGGAACGGTCCGGATCGCGCTGCGGCGGGCCGATGTCACTGACGGGCTGGGGTAGATACCAAATTTCGGCCTGGTCGTCCCAGCAGCGAGTGAACCAGTAGGTTTCGCCTATGTCGGGAATTGCATAGCCGGCTGCGGCGAAGTTGGCGCCGGGAAGTTTGTAACGCTCGGTGACGGAGGCGAGCGTATCGGGTGCGTCCGGGCGCCAGCAGGGCGTGAGATTGATGGTGTCGAGCACGGAGAAGAAGGGTCGGCCACCCAGGATCCGCATGAGGATGGCAATGCTGCCGATGCTGCCGCGGAGGGCGGCATCGATCATGATCTCGTTGAGGTGGGCAGATTTCAGCAAGGCGGCGAGGGTGTCGCGGGTGGCGTGATCGGGAGAATCGACAGTGGGGAAATGGCCCTCACTGAACAACAGGGCGACGCTATCCTCGGTGACGATACGGGCCATGGCGTAGCGGACGCTTGGGCGGCGCAGGCGGAGGGGGATATAGTCACCGGACTGGGTGCGTTCCTCATGAAAATCATGCGGTAGGACGTCGTAGAGTGTGCCGTTGAGCGCACGGCGGAGGATGTCCAGCCGACGAGCGCGCTCCGGCATGCCGGGGTCGCTGGGGATGAGGTCGCAGATGGTCTGGAACATGCGGGTCCTTCGGGCTCCGGCCTGCGCCGCGCGGGGACTGGTTAGCGGGACAGGAGGGGGAGGTTGGCGCGGCGGGCGGGGGCTGGGGCGTCGGTGAGGAGGGACATGGCGCGGCTGAGAGCGTCAACCTGGTCGTCTTTGGCGCCGTTGGGGAAGTCCTGGAGTTCCTCCAGGAAGGTTCGGTTCCACGGAGCGCGACGGAGGGCCATGTTGCCCGCGTTGACCTGGCTGGCGGCGGGCATGGCGCGGGTTTCCTTCGAGCCGGTTTCGGGGCTGGCGATGACGCGGAAGCCGGCGAGACGCGATGTGAAGTAGCGGATCTGCGATCGGCCGGCCTGGCCAGGGTCCTGCGGGAGGCCGATGGCGACGGCGACCCCGTCGGCAGCCGCGGTGGCGAGGATGGCCTGTTCCACCTCGTGCGGGCCGCCGCGGAAGCGAATGATGTCGAGCACGATGTATGCGCCGGCAGCGTCGCGGGCGAGCTTGAGCCCGACGGTGAAGTCCGGGTCCTTGCCACGGGCCTCGGCGGATGCTGCCAGGTCCCAGGCGCGGACGGCGGTGGTGGTTTGGGCATCCTCCAGGATCATGATCCTGGCGGGGTGGAAGAGGCGGCCAATGCGGGGCCGGGGGTCCTGCTGGAACAGGGCGGCGAAGGTGCGCTCGTCGAGCAGGGTGCGTTTGCGTGCGATGGCGGTGGCGTCCTCCCATTCGGGCCAGAGGGGCGCGCCGGGTTCGCGGCCCAAGGGATCATCCGGTTCGGCGAGAGCGGGCAGGCGGAGGACGCGCCAGGGGTCGGAGCCTTCGAGGATGCGGCCGCCGAGGTCATCGGGGTGCCAGCGGGTCATGACGAGGAGGATGCGGCCGCCGGGTTTGAGGCGGGTGACGAGGTCGGAGCGGAACCAGGCCCAGAGTTGGTCGCGGGCAGATGGGCTGTCGGCCTCGGCCTGGGATTTGACGGGGTCGTCGATGAGGATGAGGTCGGCGCGACGGCCGGTGATTGGGCCGCGTACACCGGTTGCGTAGTATTCGGCGCCAGTGGTGGTGGCGAAGCGGTGGGCGGCGTGGCTAGCGGGGTCGATCGTGTAGCCGAGGCGGGGGGCATGCTGTTCGATAAGGCCACGAACCCCGCGGCCGAAATGCCGGGCCAGGGAGGCGGTATGGCTGGTCGCGATGATAGAGGATTTGGGGTGGCGGGCGAGCCACCAGGGCGGGAAGACTAGGGAGGCGTAAGTTGATTTGGCCGAGCCCGGTGGCAGTAGCAGCATCAGGCGGTCGGTTCGGGCATCGGCGAGCCGTTCAAGCTCGGCGATGATGAGGCGGTGATGGGCGGCCGGAGTTTGGCCGCGGGGGGCGAGGGCGAGAGTGGCCCAGGCGGTGAGGTCTGCGCGGATGCTCTTTCGGAGGGTGCGCTCAGTCTTGAGGTCGGAAGGCGTCCAGGTCGGCATCGGGCATTGCGGCAAGGTCCGTGGGCGGTGTGGCAGCAGGGATGCGGGGGTGGAGGTAGGGGGCGGCGATGCGGGCCAATGCGACGGCGCCGTCGAGGTCGCCCTCGGCATAGCGTCGGCGCATGGTGTCGAGGATGATAGCGAGGGGAGTGAGGTTGCTTGCCAGCGGGATGCTTGGCTGGTCAGCGTAGGGAGATTGATAGGCCTCGCTGGGGCGTTTGGGCAAGGCTTATTTTCCTAGTCAGCGAAATCTCGTTGGTTGGGGTTGAGCGGCTCGCGTCGAGCGAGGCGTTGAGGCGGCGTGATTTGCAGTATAAGGAAATTCCTAAGTCATGATGGGGCGTTTGGGCAAGGGTTTTGTTTTCGGAGCCGTGCTGGTGGTTTGCGGATGCAGTGGCACGGAGCGGTATGTCGGGAGCGTGACGACGGAGCAGGGAGCCTGCGGGCCGGGCTTCGACGCCGGTGGAAAGGCGAATGCGGTGCTGACCGTGCGGGGCAAGGCGGTGCAGTTTGCGCCGACAGACGGGGTGATTTTGTTGACCGGAGACATGACGGATGCAGGGCACGTGGTGGTGCAAAATAGCGCGCCCGGCGCCGACCGAAAACTGTTTCAGCAAGTGTTCGAGGGTGATCGGAAGGGTGATGCGGTTACGGGCCGGTTTGCGACGCCGCGGTGCCGGGCGAACGTCGTGCTCAGCCGGCGGTGAAGGTTAGCGCAGGCGGTCCCACGCCCGGACGAGTGCGGCGTCGCGGTTGAGCGATGTGGCGATGAGGTCGATGCCGGTGGCATGCCAGCGCTGGATGGCCTTGTGGTCGGCGCCGAGCAGGCGGGCAAGGCGGCGCCAACTGAAGAGGTGGCGACCGGTAAGCGGGCTGACCAGACAGCGGCAGCCGACGATGCGGCGTAGGACGAGCCTATCCGGTGGAATGAGGGGGATCCAGGCGAGGGCCTGGTCCATCCTGGTGATGCGGATAGGGGGCGGCGTAGAGGGGCTGGCGCGGGTGGTGTCTGGGGTCGTGAATGCTTCAAGCGCTTCGGCGACGTATTGGTGACGGGTTTGCCGCAGGGCCGTGGTGGGGCCGGTGCGGGGAAGGCAGAGCAGTGTGTGCCCGGCTTCTTCCAGTCTGGCGATAATCGTTTCGGCGTCGATCTGCGGTGACGTGGGGCTGGCGGCGGCAGCCGGGTTGCGGCTGGTGCGGTGCCGGTCGAAACGAGGGGGCGCCACGCGTGGGTCGGTGGCGGGGGGATTTGCGAGACGGAGTTGGGGCATGTTGGGCCTGACGCTAGAGGAAGACGGGATAAGGATAGGGTTCGCCCTCGATGGACGTGCCGTTGGTGATAGCCTGCCAGCAGATGGGATGGCCGGGAGGAAGCGGTTGGCGATCGACCCGTTCGACGGTAGCGCGGGGCGGGGGTTGGATGCGGGTGAGGGGTGGGAGGCCGAGGCGGCGGGCGCGTTCGATAACGGCGTTGCGTCCGACGCGGAGGTCGGCAGCGACGGCGTACCAAGGAAAGCCGCGGGCGCGTAGACTCAGCAGTCGCGTGTCCGAGGACTGCGTCCAGGCGATAGCGATTGGCAT